CTCTGAAGCGATCCTGAAAGGGAGCGGGGAAGAGGCAGCATTCACCAGCCCCTCTGGCGGCGGTCGCACGCCGTCAGTCATGCGAATCAGGGGCTTGGCAGCGTTGACTCTTCCTGGTATCTGTTTCCGCATCCTTGGACATTTGCTGTATTGGTTCTTCTTCGCCCTCGAGTACATCTGCGAGAATTCCGCCTGGGTGTCCCTCATCTTGGTTTGCACTGCTGGGTTCATCTTTTGCACCCAATATGTGTTCCAGGTTAAGGTCACCGTCCATCCAGCAGCCTCCCGCACCATCAAGGACATCATCGACCGGTTCCAAGCCGAGTCAATGTATTCCGAGGATGTTGACGCGGTGATGGTGGGCACCACCCTCGATGCCGATCTGACCTCTGACCCCGTAAGTAAGGAAGTAAAACGAGTGCGGTCAAGTCGGAGAGTGGCATATGCCGTTAGGGTGGCACTGCTTGCCAAAGCCAAGGTCGGCCTCCTTGCCAACAACCGTGCTAACGAGTTGGTGTATGCCCGAATCTGTCGGGAGGCCATGCAAGAACACGGTGTGCGACCATCCCATATCGCACATCAGGTGCCCCTAGCAGTCGCAGCCTGCTTCGTTCCCCTAGACACGGACTTCCTCGCTGCATCCATCCGCCAACACTCCGACTTTAAGGAGCGTCGCTCCTTGTTGGGGTCGTTGGATCCCCGCTAGGGAGGCCTATTGGTCACACATGGGTTCACCACGCCAACGCACCGTGGTGATCCAGAGGGGATGTGTGTGACCAAAGGACCTCCCCTATCCAAATCCCGTAAATTGTATCGGTTTACCGGGATGGGTCCTAATATCCGATACGGAGTGCATAACCACTCCTTGGGCAATGTTCGGCGGGGTCTTGTAGAGAGAGTCTACATGGTTGAAGTCAACAAGCAACTCCAACCTACACCAAAGCCCAGCCCCGGAGCGTTCGGCCAGTTGTCCCGGTTTCAACGAGCACTGAGTCCGCATCTGACTAAGACCACCCGTTTGACATACGAGGGCTTCCTCGCATTTTATTCGGGTCGCAAGTTGGAGAGGTATCAGCGAGCGGTGGAGTCGTTAGAGGTGCTTCCCGTGAGGGAAAAGGACGCCTGGCTTAGCACGTTCGTGAAGGCAGAGAAGCTCAACCTCTCTGCTAAACCCGACCCGGCTCCACGGGTGATACAACCTAGGGATCCTAGGTATAATGTGGAAGTCGGGAGATACCTGAGGCACTCGGAGGAGTATCTTTTTAAGGCGATCGATCGCCTCTTTGGCGGTCGAACGATTTTTAAAGGTATTTCTGCGGATGTGGCAGGTCAGGAGATGAAGGCCATCTGGGATTCATTCAAAGATCCAGTGGGAATAGGGATGGATGCATCTAGGTTCGATCAACACATTTCAAGGCCCGCCTTGGAATTCGAACACAAGATGTGGGTATCCCTATTTCCCCACAGTGAGCGACCCTTACTACGGAAACTACTGCGTTGGCAGATATTTAATAAGGGTCTTGCTAGATGTCCCGATGGAGAGATCAGATATAAGATAGAGGGCTGTCGGATGTCGGGTGACATGAACACCAGTAGTGGTAACTGTTACATTATGTGTGCTACTGTGTGGACTTGGTGCCAGGGTCTTGGCATCAAACACTTCCGATTAGCCAATAATGGAGACGACTGTATGTTGTTCGTGGAACGCAAGGACGAACCTAGAGTTCGTAACGGTCTCATCGAGTACTACAGGAAACTCGGCTTTACAATGAAGGTCGAGCCAACTGTGGATGTCCTTGAGAAAGTTGAATTCTGTCAGACAAGGCCTATTCTTGTGGATGGGTCTTATCGCATGATCAGAAACTTGCACCATTCCCTTTCAAAAGATCTCCATTCTCTAAATGATCTCGCAAAGGAGGAACACATGAAGGCTTGGGTGCATGCGGTTGGTGTAGGTGGAAGATGCCTCAATGATGGTGTACCAGTCATGAAGGAGTTCTTCAAGCAGTTTCCTCTAGCCAAGGAGCCTGCTAAGAACTCCGACTTGGCTGTTGACCTCATGGAAAGCTGGAAGTACAAGTTCAACCGAACTGAAACTTTCCAGGATCTGACCCCAACCCCTGAATCCAGGTTTTCATTCTGGCTCGCCTTTGGTCTCACTCCTGATGATCAGGTCGCCCTGGAAAGTGGATTTTCTCCACTCAAGGTCAATCATAACCTTGAGCCTGGAGAAGAGGCTCCCAGCCTTCTCCACTTTTCTGGGGCATGATACCCTGACCAAGTATCACCTATGCTAACTCTTTTTCTTTGCATTCTTGTTGCTGCTCTCTCACTCTGTAATGGATGGCCCTTACTCAGACAGTCAAAGCACCAGCCAAGGTAGGACTGGTGTCACTCATGAGAGGAAGCGTGAGAAACGATCGGAGGGTTACGTTGATGTGGCTCGTACTGCTGTGCACAAGGAGGGGGATGTCAAGAAGGATATGGGACCCTCAGTTTCAATGACAATGGTAGCTGATAAGATGGAAGTGCATCAACACTTCAATTTTTGATGGCAACCATTGTCTATTTTGTGGGGCGCCAGGAATCTGATATTAATCCATTCTTCATCTGGTGCTTCATCCTCATTCTGTGCACACTTATCGGACTACTATCAACAGGCCCTCCTGAAAGTACTCACCACACTTTCATCGAGAACAGACAGAAAACCCAATTCATCACGATTGGGGGAACTTCTACCTCCACCACTACAGAGCAATCTTAATGGCAAGCAACAAGAAACTAACTAAACTAAACAATCAACGAGCGATGAATACTTACACTGCGATGGCAGGTAAAGCTGCCCTGGATCTGGTAGTTCCTATGGCCTTAGAGGTTGGCAAGAATCTTGCCAACAAGGCGGGTAAAGGAATTCTGTCCCGGACTCGGCAGTTAAACAAACCACGGAAGGAGGCTAACACAGGGATAATTCCACACATTTCTGGTGCTCCTACCGCAGTTGGTACTAGGTTCCAGGCAAGTAAGCCTCGGTTTAACACCCGGGGCCAAACTGTCACATTATCACACAGAGAGATGTTGACGTCTATTAACATGACGTCATCTCCCTCTGTTACCAATGAGCCTTTTATCAACCCATTCAACCCTTACATATTTCCCTGGTTAGCCACGATAGCTGGATCGTATGATCGATTCCAGATATCAAATCTAGTCTTGGAGTATGTACCCACATGTGCCACTACCCAAACAGGACAAATTATAATGGCCTGGGATCCACAAGCATCAGACGCAATTGTAGATTATCATGATCTATCCCTTATGCGGTCTGTATGCTTCTCTCCATGGTTACCAGCCACGCTTCCTGTGCCAGCATCAGTGGTAAAATACATGGGTGAACAAGTCAGTCTCGGCAGCGATGTCGCGAAGGACATGTACTCCCATGGATCATTTTATGTTGGAACGAATGGCGCTGACACCAACCTTGTGGGCACACTCTTCGTGTCCTATGTTGTTCACCTGCTAGATCCACAGCCTTCAACAGGGCTTTCTTCAGTGAACAACATAACTGCTCCTGGATCCGCTACCAACTTCACCGCCCTCACGGCTGTTGATGGCTTCAATGCCTTCACAGTTGGCACTGCGGGGCTGATGGTACCTATCGGGACGTGGAAGGTTGAGGTATACTATGTGGGCACTGGATTGGGCGCTGCAGCTACATTCACGTTGGGGTCTGGAGTTACATCCACCTCCACCATCACTGCCACAAACTCTGGAGGAACAACAAATGTGTCTTACACATTCCTCAAGTCTAATGGTGGTAACACTGCATCGTTCACATCCAAGATCAACTACACCACCGCAACCACTCTGCAATTACGCATCACTCGTGTTGATCCTAACTCTTTCATAGCAGCTTCTGTTGTAGTTTAGTGCCTAGCACGCAGGATACAGACCCCCGGCTTCAGACGGGTGCGTGACACTGATGAAAAGATATAGTTAGTAGGCCACTTGGCCATGCCAGCACCTGACACCTGCTGGTAGCACCTCTCTGCTAGGCTGGTAGAGAGCACTCACACTTTGGGACTACTGGACCCTGGGAAACAGGCTTAGACAGGTCAGCTGTGGTGGCTGGCCGCTGTGTCATACTCCCAAAGTGTGAGGGCTCTTATGAAACCCTAGCGTCCCGTCATGGCTCGGTAATCCACTTACCGGGGGGCCCAGAGACG